AGTGCCCGAACCAGACCGATAAATTCCTGCGAGCTATAAGCTGACAACAATGCTTATAGCTTATGAGCCAGACAGAACTTGCGAAGGCGCTTGGCATCAGCCAGCCCGCCGTCGCGCAGTTGGTGAAGAAGGGAATGCCCACGGGCAGCGTCGAGGAGGCGCAAAACTGGCGCGCGGCCAACGTGGGCCAGAAGCGCGGGCGACGAGTTAGCCAACCGACAACACCCATCGGCCTCTCGGCCTTGCCAGACTTGCCCGATGATCTCGCCGTCACCGACAAGCTCCGAAAAATCGCCATCACTGACTTTGAGCGAGCAGGCACGATTCAAGAGCGAAGCGCGGCCAGCCGCACGGTGAAGGATGCCGAGGAGGCCCACGAGATCCGCAAGCGCGACCTCGTCCGCTCCGAGCAAGAGGCTCAAAACCTCATGCACCGCGACCAGGTGCAGACCGTCATTGCCGAAGAAGTCGGCAAACTCCGCGCCCTGCTTGAAGCCATGCCGGGGGCCATTGCAATGGCCGCAAACCCTCACGACCCCGAACTGGCCCGAGATGCCGTGGCCGACTATCTGGAGCAAGTCTTCTCCACCTTGAGCAACACAGGCAATGCGCTGCGCGTGGATTCCTGACAGCCGAGAAAAGGCGCTGGCAATGTGGCGAGCCCAATGGGTGCCGCATCCGCGCCAAAGCGTGACCGAGTGGGCAGAGGCCAACCTGTCTTTCTCGTCGCGGTTCACTTCGTCGCCCGGGCCGTTTCGCGTGCGGAGTTATCCGTATATGCGCGAATGGCTCGACTGCTTCCACCCGGCCAGCGGCGTCCGCTCGATGGCGCTGCTCTGCGGGGCACAGGTGGCGAAAAGCACGGCCATCCAAGTTGGCATGGCCTACCGCCTCGTCCGCGCCCCAGCCCCCGCGCTGTGGGTTCTGGATACCCAGACCAACGCCCAGAGCTTCAGCGAGTCGCGCTGGCAAGTGATGATTGATGACAACGAGGTTTTGCGCGCTCAACTCCCGCGAAACAAAGACAAGTTTAAGAACCTCGACCAAGCATTTGCGCGTATGCACTTGTGGTTCATCGGCAGCAACAGCCCCGGCAACCTTGCGGGCCGTAGTATTTCGCTCCTCTGCTTGGACGAGGTGGACAAATACAAAACCAAAACCAAGCAGGAAGCCGCCGCCGTGCAGCTTGCCGTGCAACGTGTCGCGTCCTTCCCGATGCACTTGATCGTGATGACCAGCACGCCCACGACTCAGGAAGGCTCAATCTGGAAGGCATGGCTGGAAGGCGACCAACGCCGCTTCTGGTTGCCGTGCCCGCATTGCAACGAGATGACGCTCCTCTCGTGGCCGATGATGAAATGGGACGATGACGCCCGCATTGACCAGAACCAATGGGATCTAAAGCGCGTCCGTGAAACCGCGCGCCTTGAATGTCCGCATTGCAACGGCCACATCACCGACGCCCTAAAGACCAAGATGCTGCGGGGAGGGGAATGGCGCGCGGAGAATGCCAACGCACTGCCGGGGCATCGCAGCTACCACTTGTCCGCGCTGTATTCGGTGCGCCGAAGCTTCGGCGCGCTGGCCGTGAAATTTCTGCAAGACAAGTCTTCGCTCATGGGCCTGCAGGATTTCGTCAACAGCATCTTGGCCGAGCCGTGGGAGGAGGCCATGACCGACGAATCCCGCCCGCTCACCGTGGGCGAATACAACCTCCGCGCCGAGCCCGAAGAAGGCACCGCCCGAATCATGGCCGTGGACGTGCAGCAGGACTGCTTCTATTTCGTATGCCGCGCTTTTGCAAAAGACGGCAGCAGCAAACTCGTCGACGAAGGCCGGCTCACCACCTGGGCCGATCTGGAGTTCAAGGTGCAGGAACTCGGCCTCGACACCCCGCGCAACATTGGCGGCACGATGGCCAAGCTCGTTGTGGTCGACTCCGGTTTCCGCACCGACGAGGTGCTCGATGTCTGTCTACGCAACCGCTACATCCCGGCCAAGGGCGAAGACCGCGCGGACGGATACGGCGTGAAATTCGGCAAGACGCTTCGCAAGGCCATCTCGGTCCTCAAGCCATATCGGCGCGGATATTTCCTCATGCTGTTCTCGTCACCCGCCGCGCAAGACGTATTGGAATGGCTGCGCGGAGGCAAAGGCCCGGCGTGGACGGTGGCCGCTGACGCAAGCGAGGAATACAAAGCGCACCTCGACGCGCACCGCAAGGTGGTAAAGCGCAGCCCGCTCACGGGTCGGGAGAACTACATCTGGCGGCAGATCGGGCGCAGGCCGAACCATATGCTCGATTGCGAGTTAATGATTCTGGCGCTGGCGGAATACGGGAACATCATCCGCCCCAAGTTGGACGAGCCAACAGAGTAAAACCCCCAAAATCAAGGGGTTAGCAGGGGGCAAAAAAATTTTCAAAAAAGTGCTGTTTTGGCCTTGCATACGCAAGCAGCTGGCGTATAGTGAGGGCGTAATGAAAACACAGAACACACCAACGGGCGCGGAGAACACCACTGCCGCGCAGGAAGATCGCATCATTCGTTTGCCTCGGATGTTTTATGACGATCATCAAGAGCGCGACCTGCCTACGCCCGAAGCAATTCGCGGCAATGCAAAGTCAGTCTGGGTTTCGCTCGACGATCCGAACCTCGACGAGTTACTCGATGACGCGGAATACTACGCCATTCCCTACGGATGGGGTGATGGCGCGGAGCGTTATCACAAAGCTGCCGTGCGTCTGCTCGCGGCCTACAACGATCAAGTCACCGAGGACGAGGAGGACGCACAATGAGCCGCGCCATCTTAGACTACTGGCGCAGCACCGAGACTGCGATTGCCCGCCGCTCCATTCACGACTCGCCGCTGGCGAGCGCGGATGCCAGCGCGCGGCGTGGCGAGCGCGGCGATGTTGTCGATGTCGATGACCTCGACGGCTTGGTCTATGTGGACTTTGGTCGCGGGGCCATCGCCTGCTACCCGGAGGAACTCAAATGAACATCACCGAAATCGCGCACGCCGCCGCGCACTTCAACGAGCAGCACGACTACGATATCGCTTCCGCTCTCAAGCTGACCGAGATCGTGATTCGCCACGCGCACCTTGTTCAAGTCGCCCGCGTTCAAGCCGCCGACCCGCAACTGGAGCTTCCTATTGAGGTTGGCAACGATGCCCTCTAACATTGCGGGCGTGAAATGCCCGAACTGCAACAAGCCTTTGCCAGCCAGTTTCGTGGACACCCGCGCCACTGGCAGCAAAGGCGGCAAAGTTAAGGGGCCGAGCAAGGCCCGAACACGCGAGCAGGCGCAAGCCGCCATTCGAGCGCGGTGGGCCAAGTATCGCGCCAAGCAAGCCAAAGCCTGACGCATTGACATCCGATCGCGGAAGCAATGTCTCCGCGCGCGTTTATTTTCTCAGCTTGGCTTGCGTCGGGTAAATCAGCGTCGAAGACCAAGGCCGCGCTAGAGCTAATCGGGGCCAATCAATACAACGCCCAAAAGGAGGGCGGGCGGCTTTTGGTATCCGCTTCAATGGGGGGAAAGAGCTTCTCCTACAGTTTGCCGCCCGACATGACGGCTTCGACCGTGGCGGAAATGGCGCTCACTTGTTGGGCTTTGGTCAAAGACATGACCGACTCCGAGCTTGAGGCGTATCTGACACGCAAGAACCCCAAGACGATGATCGCCGCCTTTAATTACCCGCTCTACTCATGAAGCTCGCAGACCGCTGGAAACTTGTAAGCAAAGCCTTCAGCCCCAAGGCCGTCAGCTACGATGCCGCGCGTCCCTCGATTCAGCGCCGGATGCCCGCCAACGCGCGGGCCGTGGACTCGCACATTGATGTCACGGGCTTCGACCGCGAGCGCCTCATGCGCTTGTCCCGCTACCTTTACAACAACGTGCCGCTGGTGCGCGGCATGATTACCGAAAAAGCCCGCTACGTTGCCGGGGGCGGTGGCATCCGCCCGCAGGCGCGCAGCGGCGACGAACAATGGGACGCCGCCGCCGAGGCGTTTTTCGCGCAGTGGAGCCGCGTGGCCGACATTCAAGGGCGCTACTCATGGCGCGAAATGGTGCGCTTGGCCTCGATTGCCGTTGACCGCGACGGCGAAATCTTTTTCCGCACCGCGCAGCAAAGCACGGGATACCCCGCGCTTGAAATGATTCTGGCTCACAGGATCGCGGACGATCCAAACGTCATCTACAAGCCAAACGGCATCGGGCGCGCCACGGGCCAGCGCGTAATTGACGGCGTGGTGGTCAATGCGGACATGAGGCCGATCTTTTATCGCCGCGTTTTGGGCGATGATGGAGACGTTCCGCAGAGCCTTGATTTTGAAGACATCCCGGCCACGCAGATGATCCATCTCGGAGAAGCCAGCGCGGGCGACGAATTGCGTTTTGTCACGCCGATGGCCCCCTCGATCAACCACTTGCGCGACCTGCAAGATGCAATCTCGTTTGAAAAGATGGCGCTGAAGATCAACAGCTACGTTGCGCTGGCGATCAAATCGAGCAACCCGCAGGGCGCGGATTTCTTTGGCGAGTCGCAGTCCGTGGCAAACCCTGACGGCACTTCCGAGATGACCGTGGAGAGCCTCGGAACTACGGGCGGGGCCATCCCGCGCCTCGGCATGGGCGAGGATCTGGTCGCTTGGTCAAGTGACCGCCCGAAACAATCTTTCATGGACTTCAGCAATGCGCTGATCCGCGAGGTGTGCATCAACTTGGGTGTGCCTTTTGAATTTGTGGTGCGTCCCGCAGATGCCGGGGGCGCGGCGCTTCGTTCGGTGCTGGTGCGCGCGCAGCGCACGTTTGAGCATAGGCAGGCGCTTCTCATTGACCGCTTTTGCAATCGCGTTTGGGCACACGTTATCACGACGGCCATGTCGCGCGGTCTCATCCCGCAAAACGACAACTGGTGGCGCGTGGATTGGCAGACGCCCGCCGCCGCGAGCGTGGACTATGGCCGCGAGGCGCAGGCCAATCTCAACGATGTGCGCGCGGGGCTCCGCACCTACGCAGAGGATTACGCGGAGCGCGGGCGCGAGTGGAAAGACGAACTGCGCCAGCGCGCTACCGAGGCGAAGTATTTGGCCGAACTGGCTGCGGAGTTTGAAATCAGCCCCGACAGCATTGCCACTTTTAACCCCAATCCCGCGCCGCCTGTAGCGCAGCCTGCGCCGACCGCACCACCGCAGCAAGATTGACACCGCGCGGGCGGTAATGAAGCCCGCCGCCTCCCGCTGGTATGCAATTCAATCGACCGAAAACGGCAGCGCCGAAATCTCCCTTTTTGATGAGATCGGTTTTGGGGGAACAAGCGCGAAGGAATTTATTGCGGAGCTTAAAAAACTCAGCGGCCAACATATCCACCTCCGAATCAATAGTGTCGGAGGAAGTGTTGTCGAAGGCACCGCGATCTACAACGCATTACGTCGGCACAAGGGCGGCTTAACTGTTCACGTCGAAGCACTTGCGGCCAGTATGGCCTCGGTGGTGGCAATGGCCGGGGAAGAGGTTGCCATCTCGGACAACGCGCTGCTCATGATCCACAACCCCTGGTCGATGAGCATGGGCGATGCGGACGATCTTCGCAAAGAAGCCGACATTCTCGACAAGCTCAAAGCCACGCTGGTCAATGCTTACAAGCGCAAGACGGGCATGGATTCCGAGCAGATCGCCGCGCTGATGGACGACGAGACATGGCTTGGCGCAGAAGAAGCCGTGGCAATGGGTTTTGCCGATTACGTCGAAGACGGGCTGGAAGCCGCCGCCTCTATCACGCCCGCCGAAGCGCGCAGCCGCTTTGACAAATTTTCCAACTCTATGCGTAAGCCCGCGAAAAACCGCAAAGCCGAGGAGGCTGTTCCCGAAGTCGTGGAACCGTCCGTCGAAGCGCCCGTGACCACGGACGCCGTTGACATCTCCGAGGAAGTTAACATGAACGCTGAACTTCAAGCGCAGGTTGACGAACTTCAAGCCAAGCTGGCCGAAGTCGAAGCCGCCAAAGTTGACGCCGAAGCCGTCGCCGCGCAAAGCGCCGAAGACGTTGCCAAGGAAATCGAAACCCTGCGGGCCGAAGTCGAGCGCCTCGCTTCCGAGTCCGCCGCCAAAGACGAGGAGATCAACGCGCTTCGCGCTGCCTCCAAAAGTGCTGGCGAACAGGCTGCTGCAATCGTGGCTGGCATCGGCGTTGATCCGTCCTTGGCACAGCCGGAACTGACCCCGGCGCAGAAGTTTGCCTCCCTCACTGGCCCCGAAGCCACCACCTATTTCCGCGCTCACAAGAGCGAAATCATCAAATCCCTCAACTCCTAAAATTCTATGGCTACCATCGCATCCGATCTGAATGATCGTCTATACAGTCAGTTGGCCCTTGAGTCCTTTGTTCGGACTCTCGCGCCGCTCAACGTGTTCTCAACCAGCTATTCCTCGGATGCTGTCGCTCGCGGCGCTTCCGTTGAAGTTCCGCTGATTGCGAACCTCACCGCCACCGATTTTGCCGACACCTACGAGGCCAACGGCGGCACCATCAACGCGACCCGCGTCAATGTGGACAAGCACAAGATTGTGACCGTCCGCATCTCCGACACGGAGTTCAGCCGCAGCACCAACGCCGACATCCAGAAATTCGCCTATCAGCAAGGCCGCGCTCTCGCGCAAGCCGTGATCGACGATATCTTCAGCGCGTTTGTTACCACCGCCTCTGGCGCAGCGCAATTTGCCGCGACCGTGACGGGCTTGACCACGCTCACGCTCGCCAACGTCCGCGCTCTTCGTAAAGCCATGAGCGCCGACCGCGTGCCGCTCGATCAGCGCAGCTTGATCCTCGACAGCGACCTCTACGACGGCCTGCTCTCTCAGAGCAACCTGTCCGACGCTTCGCAGTTCGGTGCTCGTGACGCCATCGTTGATGGCCGCGTGCCCCGCGTCTACGGCATGAACGTCTACGAAGTGACCTCGACTCCCTCCAACAGCATTTCGCTGAAGGGCTTCGCGGTTCACCCGAACGCTCTGGCCGTTGCCGTGCGCTCCCTCCCGGCGCAGGCTCCTTCGGAATACCTCGCGGCCACCACGGTCAACGATCCCGAAACGGGCCTCTCGATCAACTATCGCCGCCACTTCAATCCGTCGAGTGGCCAGCATTTCGCCAGCTATAGCTGCACCTACGGCTACACTCGCGGAATCACGGCGGCAGCGAAACTCGCTCTCGGAGCCTAAGTCTCCATCTCCAACCGCAACACGGAGCCCCCGGCACACGCCGGGGGTTTCTGTTTGTGGGGAAGTTGACAGGCGCTCACGCGCCGAGATGAGAGAAAAAATATCCCTGTGCGTTATCACGCACAATGAACCGAAGCGGCTGGATCGCTGCCTTACCTTGTTCAAACCCGCCGTGGACGAAATATGCGTAGTCCACGCGCATGGCAACACGCCGCCCGACTTGGAAATCACCCGCGTCTGCGAGCGCCACGGGGCCAAGATGGGTGTTTATGCCAACGACCCGAAGAACGATTGGCCCCATGTGGACGATTTTGCCGCAGCCCGCCAGGCGTCCTTTGACCTTGCCAGCAATGATTGGTGCTTGTGGGTCGATGCCGACGATGTTCCGGGCGACAATTTTGCACCCGCCCTGCACGAACTACTGGAGCAGCACGGCAAAGATTTCGACGGCTTCTGCCTTTACCACAATGTCGCGGGCAGGCAGATCGCGCACAATGCCCGCGAGCGCCTTGTGAGGCGCAGCAAGGGCCGCTGGCGTGGCCGCATCCACGAAAACTTTTTGCCGCTGGAGGGCGACGGCAGAACCTACGCCCGGTGCGATGCACCCGTGGTCATTCACCTTCCCGACGAGGAGGCCAAGCAGGGCAACGAGCGCAACCTCCGCATCCTTGACTCTATCCCCGAAGCCGAGCGCACGGTGCGCGATCTTTACCACATCCAAGGCGAATTGATGGGCCAAGGCCGCAAAGACGAGGCGCTGACCCTCGGCCAACAGCTTGCCCAACGCGAAGACCTTCAACCCGTGGAGCGTTATGAGGTGCTGCTTAACGTGGCCGAAATGGTGCGCCCGCCCGTCGTGGAGCGCCCAAGCCCCGAATATGCCGCCATGTGCGCGGCCCTGCACGCGGCGTATGCTCTTATGCCTAACCGCCGGGAAGCCCTAGCCCTGCTTGGTGCGCTTCATCTCGATCTCTTTGATCTCGTCCGAGCCGAAGCCTACCTGCGACAGATGATCGCCACGCCGCGCCCGGCAGAATTGCCGTGGACGCACAGAGACGCGCTTTACTCTTGGGGAGGCGAACAGCTTTGGACGCAGCTTCTACGCATCACGGGGCGCATCGAACAGGCCGACAAGATTGAGCGCGACCGCTTGGCCCAATGCGTCAAGGACGGCAAAATCACAATCAGCATCGTCCACCCCACACGCGGACGCCCCGAGCAAGCCGCCCGCGTCCGCAAGGCATGGCTGGATTCTGCCGCTGACGCCTCGCGCATCGAATACATCTTTGCCTTCAGCCAGGATGACCAAGAAACGGGCGGGCTTCTTCACCGCTTCCGCCACGCCCTTTCACCCGCCGGAAAGCTCGACCAAGTGGGCGGCACGCTGGTTGAAAACTACAATGCAGGCGTCCGCGCCAGCACCGGGCACATTATCCTGACCGTGCAGGACGATCTGCATTGTCCGCTCCATTGGGACAAGCAGATTGAGGAGGCGCTGGCCGACAAGCTCGAGCAGCCCGCCGCCCTGCAAATACGCGACGGCTACCGCACCGACGATTTGCTCATCACCTTCTGCGTCACGCGGCCCACGCTGGATCTGTTCGGATTCGATGGCGGCATCGTCTGCCCCGAATACCACGGCGTTTTCTGCGACAACGACTACACCCGCCTTGTGCAAAAACACGGCATCCTCGTCCCGTCCGACATTACCTTCCGTCACGAGCATCCCGCATGGAATCCCGCCGTGCCGATGGACGCCACCTACGCCATCGAGAATAGCGAGCCGGGCTATGCCTACGGCAACGAAGTCTACCGCCGCCGCTGGCCCGCTGACACCGCTCCCAGCGCATGAGCCAGTTTGCCCAGGCCTACACCGCCGCCTCCACCGAAGCAGTCGGCACCATCCGTGACCAAATCGAATACCGCGAGAGGTGCTATCTGGCCGTGGTAGGCGAGGAAACCTATGGCAACGCCTTGGGCGAAGGCGGCTTTGAAGCGGCGAGGGGACTCACCGCCACCGTGCTCAAAGCCGGCGCCCCGGCCTACCGCCTCGGCGGCATCGTGAAATTCCAAGACCGCCGCTACCGCATTACCGGAATAGACACCGATTTAGCAACGATTGACCTCACCCTGCAAAGCCCCGACAGCAAATGAGCGCCCCCGCTTACAGCCTTGAAGAATCCCTAGAGCGCGCCGTGGATACGGTTCTCAGCGCCGACGCCAACCTCGCCGGGTGCCGCATCACCTCCGCCGACGAGTCCGACGAGGACAGCCTGCCGATGATCGCCATCCGGGCCGAGAAGCTCGATGAGGTTGTCCTTGGGATGCAAACGTGGAACACCCGCGTCAGCATCACGTTGACCACAGCCGCCGACGAAACGCCCGACGAAGAGCGCAACGAACGCCGCCTGCCCGACCCCGCCGACGATGACGAAGGCGCGGCCGGCTTCAAAGAGCTGTGGCACGACCTCTGGGCCAACGTGGACGGCCCGAATTTTCTGACCAACCTCAACGCCACCGACCTCGTCAAAGTCTGGGGCATCGAGTTTGACCCTGTCTCTTATGAAAACGAAACGAGATCCTTCCGCCGCAGCATCAACCTCCGATGCTGGGTCAACGAAGCATACCCAACGCCCGCGCCTTGAGCCCGTTGACGGCGTGATCCGTCTGCCGAATTGGCCGGATTGCTTGGCCGACAAAGCCGTGGCCGCGTCCATCGAGGGCGCTGTATTTGAGGGCTACGAGCAGAAATCAGGTCAGCGCACGGGGATTTATCGAGCGCGCTAGGTTGACACCGCCCCTAGTGCATGGCAGCGACAATCGTAGGACTCACCAGCATCACCTTCGGCGGCTCGGCGGAAACAGTCGCCGTTTTCACTTCTTTTTCTCAAACCACAGATTCGGACAAGACCGTAGTGGTTGACCACGATGGCGACCATATCGCGGTGGCTTACCACGGCCTCAAAAGTGTGGCCAGCATGAGCGGCTTTTTGAAGTCCACCATCCCAACTGTCGGAGCTTCCATCAGCTTGGCAAATTCAATCAGCACTATGGGCGGGATTAGCGGCGGCACGTTCTACATCGACTCCGTTGCCGTCAACAAAGCCCCCAACGATTTTCATCAAGTCACCGTCTCGGCGACAAATCACAACTTCTAAGCAGCAGGGGCAATGACCCCACATAGAGATCAGATATTATATGCAAGGCCCGGTCGGACACTACGCTACCACTGATACCAAAGTCGCCGCGACGCTCGCCACCGTGGGCGTTCGCATTCGCCAGCAAGATCCCATCTCGCGCGTCGTGCAAAAAGGCCGAGAAACGTGGCATTATTGGTTTGAGCTGGACGGCGCCAACGGCGTGCCAACAGCAAAAATTGTGCAGGCCATTATTGAGGGCCAAGAAGCCTGCGAAAGCCTTCGCTCAAAGTTGCCAGACTTGCCCGGGGCGCGCGCGTCATTGTTTAACCGCGAAAACCTCCTCGACTTGGGCCACAACAAATGTCGCCGGCTTGTTATGGTCAACTTGCCCGGAGGCGGCATTATGCTGGCCGACGAAAAACTTTCCCCCGAGACCAAGCGCCAAGTGGCGCAGATGGTGCTTTAGCCGTGGCCTCGGTTCGCAGCTTGCGGCTTTTTCCTTGGGGCTGCGTGCCGCGCTTCCCGCCAGAAAGCACTCTTGGCGGCCTTACCGAAGACGGAGAGCCGACCGGCGAGAGGTTGATCTTTGATACCGGAAGCGGCACCTATTACCCGTTTGAGATGCCCATCAGCCACGCCGTGCAAATGTGGTGGCGTGTGCGACATTGGAAACTTTCTTTTGAGTATTATTACTTCCGAACCCTGACCACCGAGGACCCCGGAAGCTACCAAGAGACGCCACAGGAGGCCATTACCCTCACCACGGAGGACAGCCCCCCTAGCGACGCTTTTTCTGCCCCCTATCTTTTCGCCGAGGATGAAATGGACTTGGCTTGCCGTGGAGGCTTTGGCGACTACGAAACGGCGGCAGTGCAGTTGCAATGGACAAAAGAGATAACGCGCAATTTTGTTATCACCACCCCTCCAGCACGGTCCGGGTCGTTTCAGGCTCCGTTGGTTGCCGCTTTTTCTGTCAGCACCCAGCAACAAGGATTCCCGCCACCGTTTTGTTTTACGGCCTCTTCTTCTGAATTCAACGGAGGTCGAATTGCCGGAAGCATTGTCCACGCCTGCTTCGAGCTGTCCATCGGCGGCCACAGCACCCTGCGCGCGCCTGGGGCGGAGCCGACCGCCACGGCGCAGCTCAAGCTGGGCTTTTTGGGCAAGACTTACAGCGCGCAAATGTATTGCCAGCCAGACGCAAACATCGACGAACAAATCAGCAGCGTGATTATGGA